GAATCGTAAAAGAACATCGTGGATCACCGCGCAAGATTGACGCTGCTGTCGCGGCTGTCATAGCCTTTGATAGAGCAACTGTTGGTAGAGTAGAGGATGAGCAACTGAGTCCTCAATTCTTTATTTAGGTTGGTAATGACAGCGACAATTCTTCAAGCGACAGGCGTGTTTGCCATCGCACTAGGGGCTTCTTTTATTTATCCACCAGCAGGGGTAATTCTGCTAGGTATCGGACTGCTCGTATTCGGTATAGCCATTGAAAGAAGTAAGTAATGCTAGGTAATCTTTTTGAGCAACGCGCTGTCAGTTTCCAAACTGTTTGGGGTGCAGGTGAGCCTTGGGGTTTGCAATCTGAGGCTGGCGTAAATGTCACAACCAAAAAGTCTTTTGAGATTGTTGCTTTCTTTTCAGCAGTCAGCCTAATCTCTGACACTATTTCAACTTTGCCATGTGGGGCTTATCTAAGGATTGGTGCAACACGCCGACCTTTGAACCCTAGACCAGTTTGGTTAGACCAGCCAGATGTTGACCTAAGCACAAGAGCAGCGTTCTTTCAGCAGGTCTTTTCTAGCTTGTTGGTACATGGCAACTCTTACACCAGAGTCTTTAGAGATGCACAAGGTCAGGTTGTAAACCTTGTAAACCTAAACCCTGAAAAGATTGAGGTTGAGCGTTCCAAGATTGGTCGCAAGATTTACCGCTACCAAGACGAAGCTAGACCGCTAAACAACGATGAGGTAATCCACATTGTTGACCTAATCTTGCCAGGTGAACTAAAAGGCATGAGCCGAGTAGAAACCCTAAAGCAAGCACTAGGACTAAACATTGCGCTTAGCGATTACGCTGCTAGATTCTTTGGAACTGGTGCATCAGCCGCTGGTGTTATCGAGTTCCCAGGCAACCTAACAAGTGAGCAAGCAAAACAACTAGCTGACGGCTTTGATGCAAGACACCGCAACGGAACAAGACGAGCGCACAAGACAGGCGTTCTATCCGGTGGAGCTAAGTTTGTTTCAACACAGCTAGACCCTGAAGCCTCACAAGCACTAGAGTCACGCAAGTTCGCAGTTGAGGAAATCGCTAGAGCTTTCAATGTGCCACTTCACTTGCTAGGTGTACCAGGTACAGCAAGCTACGCGTCTGTGGAACAAAATAATTTACAATTCGTCAGCATGACTCTCCGGCCACTGGCAGAAAAGGTTGAGGCTGCTTTCTCACGCCTACTGCCAGGCGATGCCTTCATCAAGTTCCAATTTGGTGACTTGCTGAGAGCAGACCTTGAGGCTCGCATCCGTTCTTACTCAGTTGGATCCCAAGCTGGTTTTTACTCGACCAACGACATACGCAGACTTGAGGACATGGAGCCAGTTGAGCAAGGCGACCAGTACCGAGTGCCACTAGCTAACATCGCGCTCGCAGACACCCAAGTAATTACAGATGACCGCAAGGTGCTTATGGCACAGCGACTTGTAACTGTTGGTTTTGACCCTGAGCAAGTATTGGCAGCTCTTGGATTACCAAGCATCGGTCACACTGGCGTACCAAGCGTTATGTTGCAGGGTGTTGCACAGATTGACCCTAACGATCCTGAAGCTGTTTACGGGGTCTAATGACTGTCAAGACTTATGGCTACGACCTTGTAGCTAATGTGAGGACCTTAGTAGTTCCACCAAGCACAGGCGTACAGCATGTTTGTATTCACAATCACGAACATAACCAAAACAGAGAAATCTTTATTGGTGGTTCAGATGTGACTTTGACCAATGGTATGCATGCTGTCGCAACACAGACAAGCGTTATCCAGTTGCTACCGATGGATGAGCTTTACGCAATCGCTGATAGTAATTGCAACCTAAGAATACTGGTGGTCAAATAATGCCTTATTACATTACACAAGAAAACGCTGAGTGTTCTGACTGGGCTGTCGAGAAAGAGAACGGCGAGCTAATCGCTTGCCATGACTCTAAGCAGTCAGCCATTGACCAAGCAGTTGCTATCAGCCTTGCTGAAAAGACTGAGTTTATTGGTGAGCGAGCTGCTGTCGGATCACTTGCTATCGGTGACTTTGTATCTTGGTCACCACTTGACCCAAGAGTTGCTGCTCAGATTGAAATGGTCCAAGAGCAGTTTGCTGTGGTCAGACTATTTGATTACGAGGATGGCATCTTTGAGCCAACCGACAAAATGATGGTCATCAATGTATTCCAGCTAGAAAAGATACCAACCCCAAAGATGATTGCTGTCGAGGTTGAGGAAATTGAGGAGCCAATACCTGAAGCCATTGACGACAGCCCCGATGATGAGCTAGATAACATGAGGGCAATAAACCAAGAAGCCCCTGCTTACATGAGAGCAGCAGCTCGGCGTGGACTTGAGTATTACGAGGAAGGTCTTGCTGGTGACGGCGTAACCCCTGGCACTATTCGCGAAGCTAGAGAGATGGCTGAGGGTCGAGTGTCAGATGACAAGTGGATAAGAACTGCTGCTTGGATTGCTAGACACCTAGTTGACCTTGACTCACCAGATGCAAACCCAGACTCCGACAACTACCCATCCGCAGGTGTAGTGGCTCACTTGCTTTGGGGATCAGGTCCAACCAAGCGTGGAGCGCAAAGAACCCAAGACTACGCTGATTCAGTAGTTGCTAGAATCAGAGCAGAGGAAACTAACAGCATGGATAACAAGAACAAGTGGCTCAAGGTTGCGAGAGCAATCGCGCTAAAGATTGACGGCCCACAGGCTAAAGAGCCAGAGATAAGAACCAACAGCGTTGACTTCGAGGTCAGGGCTGAGGGTGACGGCATGAGCTTTACCGGCTACGCCTCTGTTTTCAATTCCCCATCCGAGGATTTAGGTGGTTTCATTGAGTATGTTGCGCCAGGTGCTTTCAAGCGTTCTTTGCAATCTCGCAACGAGGTCAAGCTTCTTTGGAACCATGACTCAGGTGAGCCTCTGGCTTCCCTAAGAGGTGGAACCATGCAACTCGTTGAGGATGAGCGTGGACTCAAGGTGACTGCTCAGTTGCCACAGACTTCGCGCGGGCGTGATGTTGCAGAGCTTCTTCGCACAAATGTAATCAATGAAATGTCTTTTGGATTCAATGTCATCAAAGATTCATGGTCAAGAGATGGACAGACAAGAACCCTAGAGTCTGTCAGATTATTCGAAGTAAGCGTGGTTTCTTTCGGGGCCTACAAGTCTACCGAGGCAGCAGTTAGATCATCAGCGCAAACAATCAACCCTGACCAGCTAGCCGATGCACTGCTAAAGCTAGAGTCTGGTGAGGAACTAGACGAGGCTAACGCTAACTTGATTACCGATGTGGTCAGCAAGCTAAAAGCACAGCCAGAGATTGATGAAGTAATTGACAACGGCCTTGAACTACTAGACCTAAAGAAAAAGCAGTTTGACCTTCTATTGAAAAGGATATAAACATGGCAAGCAAAGATGACATCAAAAGAGCAATCCTAAAAGCTGCCGGTAATCCATCAGTTGGCGTAATCGCTGAAATGGCTGATGAGTTTGCTAAAGCAGTATGGGAACTCGACAACACAAACTCATACAACCCAGCCAAAGAAGCAAGGGTTGTTGACAGTAAAGAAACCCGATAGAGTTTCTTTAGCCCCAGCTCAACCCCCTTTCTGAGCTGGGGTTTTCTTTTGCCTATAAACTTGAACCTAACAGTTGAGTGTAAGCACCGCTGTATCTGTTGAGTGTCAGCACCGCAGGAAACCCATTCAATCATTTATAGGAGAATCATGTCTGATTTCATCAAGTCACAGACAGACGCTCGCAACAACCTGATCGCACAGGCAAGAGAAGTTCTTGACATTGCACAGGCTGAAAAGCGTGGTCTATCTGCTGAGGAAAACACCAAGATTGCTCGTATCGAAGCTGACATTGACTCAGCCGATGCAACAATCGAAACCGCTCGCAAGCTAGCAGACCGCGAAGCTCGCGCGTCTGAGGCAGCAGCTTCATTCACACCATCAGCTCCATCAGCTCAGAACTCTGACGCTGACATCCTTCGTGCAATCGCTTCTGGCGAAATGCGCGGATATGACTTCGCTCGCGAGGTTCGTACCCTAGTTCCATCCGCAAACACTGTTGGTCAGTCTTTCTATGACCAGGTATTCGAAATCGCTCAGCTAGTTGGCCCAATGCTAACTGTTTCTGAGGTTTTCAACACCACTTCAGGTGAGAACCTAGTAATCCCAACTGTTACCGCTACCTCATCCGCTGGATCAGTAGCAGCAGCAGGAACCATCTCTGAGTCCAACCCAACCTTCGCATCCATCACTCTTGGTGCTGAGAAGTACGGTGCTTTGGTTCAGGTTGCTCAGGAACTAGTAACTGACGCTGGATTCAACATTTCAAGCTACATTGCACAGCAGCTAGGAACCTCTTTGGGTCTCCAGGCTAACTCTGTTCTAACCACAAAGCTATCCGCAGCCGCTGGCTCGGTAGTAACTGGTGGAACTGGTGTATCTGGTGCTGCTTCATACGAGAACCTAATTGACTTGGTTTACGGAATCGCCGATGG